ACGCTGGAGACGTAGTAAGAAAATTTGCTAGTAGAATTCTAGTTCAAGTAACTTCTCCTACTTTTACTATTACAAATGCAAAAGTAGTTAAAAAAGTAATTATAAAATCAAAACACCAGTCTAATTATTTTCCAAATATTTCTGAAATTCCATGTGGCGTACAAAATACTTACATAGATTTCGATAGATCATCTTTTTATGTTGCTTCTAGTGGATTACCTACTTTTGAAATTTTTGCAAAGGATAGTAAAACGGGAATATCTGTAGACACTAATATAACATCGGAAACCACAGAAAATATTATAGCAACAGATCATCCATTTTCTACTGGAGATTCTGTATACTATAGTCCATCAGATACAAGTAACTCTGGAATAAAGACAGGATACTATTTTCTTACCAAAATTGATGATGATAATATAAAATTATCTTACAGTAAAAATGATGTTTTCTTTAAGAAGTATATCCAAGTAAAACCTGGTAATTTTGGTGATGTTATCTATAGGAATGGATATGAAAATAAAGAATTAAAAAATCAAAAGATATTCAAGAAATTTAATATAGTTGAAAGAGAAACTATATTTGATGATAAGAATAAGAGAACTACTACTAACAGATCTATTGGATTGGTAAATAACGGAGTTGAGGTATTATCTCCAAGTCTATTTGACGAGAACATTTACTTTGGTCCATTGGTTTCTGTTAATGTTACTAATGAGGGTAAAGATTACGATATTATAAATCCACCAAATTTAGAAGTTAGAGATGTTCAAGGAATTTCTGCAAAAGCTCATGTTAATTTGGTAGGAAGTATTAAAAAAGTTAGAGTAATTTCTCCTGGTATTGGATATCAATCAAAACCAAAAATTACTATATCTGGTGGAAATGGCACTGGTTGTGTTTTAGAATCCAATCTAGTAAGGAGTAGAATATCTGCTGGATTTAGACCAACTAGTGACGTTAATCCTTCAACGGATATTATTACTTTCCCACAGGATCATAATTTTGATGATGGTGAAGAAATAATTTATTATGCAAATGGAAACAGTGATTTACCTGGACTCGTAGATCAATCTCACTATTATGTTGGAATAACTAGTACTAATGCTACTAAAATCTATAATACATTTACTGATGCTATTAATAAATCAAATGCGATAAACATTACTGGTATCAGTTCTGGATTTCATAATCTGACTACTTTATTATCTAAAAATACAATTACAGAGGTATATGTAAAAGATGGTGGATCTGGATACTCGAATAGACACGTAAGAATCCCATCTAACAATACTTCTGGAAATTCTGTTGGAATCAATACTTATGATTCTTATCTTGTCGCATACAATCATGGATTTTCTACTGGTGAAGTAGTTCATTACAACACAACAGATACGCCAATATCTGGATTATCTACTTCAACTTCATACTATGTAAAAGTACTTGATAAAAATTCTTTCAAATTATCTTCGGCTGGTGTTGGAACAGTAGCTTCCAATCAAAATCTTTTAGATAAAAAATATGTAAAGTTTAGTAGTGTTGGTGTTGGTACACATATAATTTCATATCCTCCAATAGAAATAAACATAGAATCTTTGGCTTCTATTGGATCCACTGGATTGGTTCAACCAAATCTAAAACCAATAGTTACTGGAAGTGTATCTGATGTATATCTTGAAGACGGTGGTATTTCTTATGGTTGCACAAATATTGTTAACTATCATAGAAGACCAGAAGTTGGATTCTCAACAATATCTTCTCAGTGTATTTTGAAACCAATTATATTAAATGGTTCTATTAATGATATTAAAATTATCAATAAGGGTAGAGGTTATAGAGTAGATGCTGATATCACTGTAGTTGGAGAGGGTAAATTTGCTGAAGTAAATCCTGTAATTGTCGATGGAAGAGTAGAAGGATTTGATATTATTAATGGTGGTGTTGGTTACGTTTCTTCAAATACAGAACTACTAGTTAATAATACAGGATCCAATGCAAAATTCTTAGCAAATGTTTATGAGTGGAAGATAAACCAGGCTGTAAAGTCTAAGAAAATGATCGAAAGTGATGATCAGGGAATGATCTATCCAAGTCAGGATCCTAAGTTTGGTCTCCAATATATTCATTTCTATATTCCAAATAAACTAAGATATCAACTAGAAGATAACTTTACAGAAACTAATAAAGAAGAAACTTCTGGACTATCACACTCCCCTATATTGGGATTTGCTTATGATGGCAATCCAATCTATGGTCCATATGGATATGATCCAATTGTTGGTGGATCCATTAGACAAATAAGAACTGGTTATGATTTACAGACAAGTAATGTTTCTGGATTCCGCCCACCAAATTTTGAAGGTGGTTATTTTACAAATGATTATGTGTATACTGGATCTGGAGATTTAGATGAACATAATGGTAGATATTGTATTACACCACAATATCCTGATGGCGTATATGCATATTTTACAACAATAAACATTGACAATACTGGAAAATCTACTCCTGCCTATCCATATATTGTTGGTCCATATTTTAAAGATTTACCAATTGTAGAAAATTTCATTCCTACTTTCACTCAAGATATTGATTTTACTCAATTATCAATAAGTAGAAATGTTGGTCCTTACTATTTGACAAAAAGAAATTCTTATTATGATTTGATTGATAAAATTTCAGATGATTTTAAACAAGAGATTAGAGTAAGAGAAATTAATAAAGCTGGAATAACTTCTGTTTCAATATTCTCTCCTGGTGATGGATATAAAGTAGATGACAGACTTGTTATTAGTAGTCTAGATGGTAATGGGTCTGGAGCAAATGTATTAGTTTCAAAACTATCTGGATCTGAAGTAAACGAGTTTTCCGTGGTCAAATCGACACTAACAAATCTAGACTTTAATATCAAAGGAAGCAATGTAGAAGTAACATACGGTGATCCACACGAAATACTTGATGGCGAATCAATTTTAGTTAAAGGGATATCAAAAGAAAAATATTCCATAATTGAAGGACCAAAAACAGTAAGTGTTAATCAAAAAACAGTTGAACTGTCTTCGGATGTTTCTACCATCGTGGGTTATGCTACTTTCATAACTGTAAAAGATACTAGTGGTTTTTCTGTAAATGATGTAATTGGAATAGGAACAGAGACTCTTAGAATTACCCAAATCTTCCCAGAAAAATCAATGTTCTATGTAAATAGACTTGATGGGATAGGTATTCACACATCTGGAGACACTGTAACTCTATTACCAAATAAACTATCATTCTCTATTCCAAATTCTGGTTTATTGACTTTAGATAATCAAACTGTTTATTTTGATCCAAAAGAAAGTGTCGGTGTTGGTTATGGCGTAACTAGATCACTAGTTGGAATTGGAACAAGTACAGTAGAAAGTAGATATATTCCAGCAAAATCAATTTATCTACCTTCCCACAAATTCTATACAGGACAACCATTAAAATATAATGCAGGATATGCGGGAACCAGTTTAATAGTATCGAATACTGCAATCGGGGCTTCGTTTACAATAGATAATGATCAAATTGTATATGCTGTAAATCTTGGAAACGATTATATCGGAATTTCTACTTTAGGATTTACAACTTCTATTGGAATAGGAACAAACTTAAATTCTCTGTACTTCTATGAATTTAGTTCTTTTGAAACAATCGGATTTGCACATTCATTTACCACATTGAATGAAAAAGTTACAGGATCTTTAGAAAGATTTGTTGGTATTGTCACAACAAAGACAAATCATAATCTTTTAGATGGAGATTCTGTTGAGATATCTGTAGATCAGGCAAAGACACAGACAGTTTCAATATTCTACAATCCAGAATTAAGAAAACTATTAGCTAATAAAATTGAATTTACTAATTCTGAAGTTGATGTTCTTAATAGTTCTATAGATTTATCTGGTTCTTTAATTAAGACTGGGGATAAAGTAGTTTATAAATCTACTTCACCAATATCAGGTCTTGTTGATAATGGTGTTTACTATGTGATTAAAAATGATATTAATGAAATTAAATTATGTGAATATGAGAGTGATATAAAAAATACTAATTTTATATCCTTTGGTTCTGCTGGTGGAGTTTCACAAAGTCTATATTTCATCAACCCCCCAATAAATGCTATCAAAAATTCAATAGTAGAGTTTGATTTATCTGATAATAGCATTGTTGATATGGACTTGGAATTTTATTCCGATTCCAAACTTACCAGATCTCTTGGCATAATCGGTACTGAAGACGGTGGATATGCAATTACAAGGGATAAGGATCCAGGAAGTGCAGATGCAAAAGTTACTGTTGATAGTAGAAAACCAGAATTACCAAATCCAATTTATTATAGTTTAATTCCAAAGAGTCCAATTGATGGCAGAAAAACTCAGATATCCTTTGATTCTTCAGTTTCTGGACATAACAAACTTTTCTTTAAGAATCACGTACTGGAATCAAAATTTGCAGCCAATGCAATTTCTGATAAAGTATTTTCTGTAAATCTAAAACAACAACCATTAGATCTTGAGGTATCTTCATATAGTGAAGGAAGTATAAGTTATAAAACTACTTCAAAAAACACTTCCGGTCCAATAGATTCTCTCACGATTAACTTTGGTGGAAGGGGATATACTAAAACGCCTACAGTCTCCAGTATACAAACAGAATCTGGAAAAAATGCAGTTGTAAAACTATATGGATCAACAATAGGAAAGGTCACCGAATTTGATAGGGTTAAGGATGGATTTGATTATCCAACGGATCCAACACTTTCACCAACATTAAGTGTACCTTCTGTTGTTTCTATAAAAGACATCAGAACTATAGATTATATTGGAATTGTTACTGCTGGTAATAACTATAATTATCCACCAGAACTAATAGTAAAGGATCATCCATACATCCAATTGGAAGCAGAAATTTTTGGCGGATCTGTATCTAAAGTTAATGTTATTTCTAATGTAAATGATCTAAAGACTCCTCTGGAAATAACAAGCATTTACAACAGTAATGGGTACGATATTGATTTCATCAGTGTTTCTGGTGATGATGTTACTTTTGAATTAGCAAATACTGCTGGTGACAATCCATTGATAAATTCTGGTTATGGAAGTACAGTAACGCAGTTTCCATTTAGTGTTGGCGATGAAGTTTTTATTGAAAATTGTAGATTGACTCTAGATACACAATCAAAAGCAAACTTCAATTCAGCAAATTACAATTATCAATTTTTCCCTGTAACTTCTGTAGATGAAAATAACCTGACAATAACAGTTTCTACAACTGGAATAGCAACTGGTAATTTTGGAACCTATGATGATGAAAGAACTTTAGGATATATCGTTAACAAAAAAGATATTCCTGTTTTTGAAATGGTTCTATCTGATGATTCTGAGTATGTATCTGGGGAAAAAGTAACATCCGACTCATTCTCCGCTGTAGTAATGGAAAATGGTTGGGACAATGATCTCAATCAGCTTAGAGTTTCCGAATCATTTGGATCACTTGATCTTGGTGATAAGATTTTTGGAGAGATTTCAAAAATAAATGGAACCGTAGAAAGTTACTCCACATTTAACTTAAATTCCACACTTGGAGTTACAAGAGATAAGATTGGTCAAATAGATAATTCTGTTGGAATATTGAATGACTTCCAACAAAGAATTTCTGACAACTTCTACTATCAAAAATTCTCCTATTCTATTAGAGGTGAAATTCCATATGATAGGTGGAGAGAATCTGTAAGATCAATTGTTCACCCATCTGGATTTAAGGAGTTTTCTGATCTTGAGATTTATACAAAACCAACAGAAAATGAAGTTTCTATTGGAATAGCGAGATCAACAAACTTAAAACCAACAGTGGGGCAAAGTGTTTCTTCACTATTGGTTAACATTGATAATGTTATCGATACAACCCAAAGAAATAATTTTGCAAAAGTCTATGAGGATGATGTTCTTCCTGATGGATCGACTGAAAGAGTCTTTATAGATGAAGGTCTCGCAATTAGAGATTACATCTTAAATAAGACCAATAAAGTACTCAAGATAGATGATATCAGTAGTCAATTCAATGGTACATCTATTCAAACTTTAGATGGTAGATTTGCAGATGGATCTGATCTATTAGAAGCAAATAAAGCCTTTATTCAAGAAGAAGTCGTTGGATTTATAACAGCTACTTATCCTGGAATTACTACAAATCCAGATTGGGACAGAGCTATTTGTTATAGAGATGTTGGTTACATTGTTGACGCCATTTCCCATGATCTTAAGTATAAGTCAAATAACAAATCTGTTGAGGCTGGTTTAGCTTATTGGAGTGGAGTTGGTACGAGTTATGTCGCTGGTGAAGAAATTGAAACAATAGCGGGATTCAATTATATAACTCAACTGTCCAAATTCATTATTAACAATGTTGGCGTTAATACTTCATATCAACTAGGAACTTCGATAGGAATTGTAACAGCATCGTATGACAATGTTACTGGTGTAACCACAATTGGTATTAGTACAACTCCATCTACCTTGGGATTAAGTGTTGGTGATAAAATTGTTCTCAAAGATTTGGTATTTTCTTGTGATTCTGGTGGTGGATTCAATACTGCTATTTTCCCAAGTTTGGGTAATGGTCCAGATGGAAATGGTCCACTATCTCCAAAAGGATTTGCTTATTCAATTACTGGTATTGGAACAACAACCACATTTACTATAAATCCTGGTGTTTCCACAATACAACATACGTATGAAGGCGGCGGAACAGTACAAAAAGGATTCATAACTACACAACAATATTTTGATACATCAATTCAGTATGACGAAAATTGTAGTCCAACATATAGTGAGAATTGTTGTGCTGATGTTTGGTACGCTATTGGAAATTATGTAGGAATAATAACAACTATAATAGGAATAGGATCTACTGCTGCTCCTAACATTACAAATCCATCTTTGACTAGAGGTGGAATTGTTGTTGGATTGTCCAGTTTCAGTCTAAAAAACAAAGGATATCCTTTGTTTAAGAGAAGTTTTGATTCTTCTGATGATCAGATAGTAAAACTTGTTGATGATAGTTTTAACATTGTCAATCACAATTTCCAAACAGGACAGGAATTAATTTATAATTATGGTTCTGGAACTCCAATTGGAATTGCAACTACTTCATACGTTCTTGGTGAAAAAGACATATTGATGAATGTTGGTAATTATAATGGAACTGCGGTTTTTGAAAATGGATATGGTAATGCTTTAACAACTTCTATTTCTGGACTTTCTACAGTATTGGTTCCTGCAGGACCAAGTAGCCAGTTCTTCAATGATGTCATTGGCAATAGTACTGGTGGATCTGGAGCTACTTTTGATATTATTGTTACCTATAGTGTATCAACAGGACAACCACTTTCTACTTCAATATCACTAGTCAGCGGTGGATCTGGTTATGGGGTTGGAGAAACTGTTTCCATAGCTGGTACTTATCTTGGTGGTTCAACACCTGCAGATGATTTGAGTTTTGTTGTTTCCGCAACTGCTCCAAGCGCTATTGTTTCTGAAGCAAATAATTCATATTCTGATGTTCTATCCAACGACTCTAATGGTGCAGTCTTTAATGTTGTTAGAGATTCTAATGGTAGAATATATCAAATTGATGTTGTCAATGGTGGATCTGGTTACGCATCAACATCGGTAGTTTCCATAGCTGGTACTTATCTTGGAGGATCAACTCCTAATGATTCTGTTTCATTCACACCTACTGAATTGGGAACAAATATTCTTCCAGAAACTCTTTATGTTTATAAATTTGATGATGGTAAAATAAAACTCGCTGGACTTTCCACATCAATATTCTTGACTCTAGAATCTCTTGGTACTGGATATCATTCATTAGAATATAAAGAACCAAATGCAAGTACCATAATCACTATAGATGGTGTAATACAGACTCAAATCAGAAACAAGTCTCTTTCAGTAAGTCTTGGATCTTCAGTTTCTACTGCAACTACAAATATCATAAACATATCTTCTGGAATATCTTCACTATCACCATATGATATTATTAATATTAATGATGAATTTATGCAAATCAAAAATATTGAGGTTTATGGTGCAAATCTAGTTGGTGTGGAAAGAGGATTCCTTGGAACTCAAAGTGGTATACACACTATCGGAGCTGCAGCAACAGTTAAGAGTGGTGATTACAACGTTGTTGGTGACACCGTTTACTTCACTACACCGCCTTACGGAAAAATTGGTCCAGTTGGACTTGAGACTGGATCTATCTTTGGTGGAAGAGTATTCTCAAGAAAATTTGATGAATCGACCAATCCAGAAGACAAGAATATACTATTTGATGATATATCTTTATCATTTACTGGACTTGGTGCAACTGAATTTACGGTAAAATCAAATGGTTCTACCACAACGGCTTTGTTTAATGATGTTAATTTTGGATCTAACATAAACAATAATCCAATTATCATGATAAACAATGTTGTCCAAGAATCTAGTGTCGATTATACAGTTGATGGTTCTAGTGAAAATGTTCTAAGATTCTTGACAGGGACTCCAAGTGCTGGAAGAATCTCTAAAGTATCTCAAAATAGTGGATTTGGTTACGTACCGTTTATTGGTGCTGCTGCTTCAGCGGTAGTTTCTGCAGCTGGAACAATATCTTCAATAATTCTGACTGGAATAGGATCTGGTTACAGAGGTGAACCTTCCGTAAGTATTGCATCAACTATTGGATATGGTGCAAGTGTTACTGCCAGTGTTAGTGCAGGTGGAACTATAACAGGATTTACGATCACAAATCCTGGAACTGGATATACTACAACTTCTTTACCTCAAGTTGTCATTGGCATTCCTACTGGATACAGCAATCTTGGTGTAGCGTACACTGGTGGTTCCTCAGGTTTGGGTGAAGGTGCAAAGGTTTCTGTTGTTGTCGGTCAAGGTTCTAGTATAATATCATTTAAGATTGATAAACCAGGAACAGCCTACAAAGTTGGAGATATATTAAAAGTACAGGATCTTTTAATTAATAACGGAATTGGAACAGCTTTTGAAGAATTTAGATTTACAGTTGAAGAAGTTCAAACCGATACTTTCAATGGTTTCTATCCTGGTCAGTTTATTAGATTCGATGATATAGCTTCTAATTTTAATGGTTTTAGAAGGAAGTTTACTTTAAGTGTTACTACTAGTGGAGTAAAAGAAATAATCAGTCTTAAGACTCCAAAAGGATCTGATTTAGATATTACAAATAATATATTTGTGTACATCAACGACGTATTGCAAATTCCTGGTAATGCGTATACTTACTCTGGTTCAAGAATTTCATTCACAGAACCACCAAAAGCAAATTCTACCTGTTCAATTTATTATTATAGAGGTTCTTCTTTAGATGTTGAACAAGTTTCTCCACCAAAAACAATTAAAGAGGGTGATTTTATTACAATTAATGAAAATCCATTTAGAAATCTCGACACCAATCAATTCGAAAGGGTAGTTAAAAAACTAGTAGCCTCAGATCAATTTGACACATTTACCTACAACAGTTTTGGAATTGATCCAGATGTTACTAATTTGAGACCATTGACATGGAGAAAACAGAGAAAAGATAGAGTTATAAGTGGAGCCTTATACTCAAAAGCAAGACCAAGTTTGAGGAGTATAATAAGACCAAATGCAACTGTTATAAAACCTATTGCAGAGTCTGATACTTCAATCTATGTTGATAATGCATATCCAATATTTACGGATATTGATTTCTTAAGAGAAGATCTTAGAGATATTCTCATCAATGAGACAAGAGTAACTTCTCCAGCAATTGGAACTTGCGTAGTTTCTTCTGCTTCTACAATTGTATCTGTAGTACTATCTGATTCTGGATCTGGTTATGCATATACAAGTTCTCCCGAAGTTAGCATCTCTCTTGCAGCGATATCAACAAAAGATCCTATAAACGATTGGAGACCTACTGTTGGAATTCCAACTTCTTACGTATTGAATTCTATTGATGTTGGAAATACTGTAGTTTCTGTTGGAAATAATTCGGTTTATTCAATAACTAGTGATGGTATAAACTGGAATTCTGGATTAGTTGGATACGCAGGAACAATTGGATTCAATGCAGTTTCTTGTGGAGGAACAAACTCATATGTTGCTGTAGGAGATTACGCAGTAGTCAGCAGATCTTTAGGTTATGGACTTACAATTGGTAACTGGGAAAACATTGGACTCCTAGAAGAAGTTATTGTTTCTGGTGCAGGTGTTGTCGCAAAAGTTGGTACTTCCTATACGGGAGTATTCAATGATGTTCATTATGTAAACAACGTTGACTCTTGGGTTGCCGTTGGTGCCGGTGGATCAATATTTACTGGTGTTGGTATTGGCACCACTGCATTTATAAGTAAGTTCTCTGGCGTTCTTGGTGACATGAACAGTGTGACATCCAACAACTCACAGATAATTGCAGTTGGTGAGGGTGGAATTATACTAAGATCTTTTGATGCAATTGTTTGGGAAAGACTTTCCACACCTACTCTGAGTAATTTGAATGATGTAATATATTCCGATGGAGTTTTTGTAGCTGTTGGAGACGGTGGAACAGTAATAAGAACAATAACTCCAAAAGCATTTGAATTAATATCTACAAATGTTAGTGTTGACTTTGTAGAAATAAAGTATAATGGATTCTACATTGCTTTAGATTCTAGTGGTAATCTTTATTATTCATTCGATCTATCCACTTGGATTTTGAGAGAAACTAATCAATCCAACATACTTAAAGATATTGTCTCAGTTCCATCCTTTGGTCTTGAAGGTAGATTTATTTCTGTTGGTTCTGCAGGAACTGCAATATATTCTGAACCAACATTGAACAGAGCTACAGCTTCTGCTTCAGTTACAGCTGGAATAGTAACTTCTATAGAAATTACCAATGGAGGATTTGGTTATTTACAATCCAGTCCACCTCCAGTGATTATAGAACAAGATAAGAGTAAAACCGAAAGGGTTGTTTCTATTAAAGTGGTTGGTGACTTTGGAACAATTATTGGCGTAAACACTTTCGTTGCAGGAACTCCTGGAATTGGAACTACATCACCAAAAATTGATTTTGTTCTTAAGTCCGAGACCTATGATAATAGTACTCTCGGAATTGGATATTCTTCTCTGAATCAATTGGGTGTAACTTACAGTCAATTAAATAAAGGTGATTATTTTGTTATTAGTGACAGTAATGTTGAAATAGGACAACCTTTAGTTGGAATTACAACGACTTTAGGTGGAATGTCTAATTATCCTGCGTCCAAAGTTGGAACAGCAGTTTCATTCTTGGATGGTGTTTACATTGTTGAAGATGTTACTCAACAAAGTTTGGGTATAGTAACCGTTACTTGTCACTTTGCACCTATTGAAGGTCTATTTGGAAATTATGTTGAAGTTTATGCTAGAGGCGAAAGCTACACTGGTGTAAATACAAATGGATTCTATGGTAGATATAGTTGGGGTAAGATTTTTGATTATCAGAACAGACTTTTGGACAATCCAAAATCCTTTGAAGTTTACAATGACAATGGTTTATCTGGAATTTCAACAAATCCACAAGTCTTCAGAACTAGAGGACTCTAATTCTTAAATAAATAACTAAAAAGTTTTAACTAAAATGCCTGCAATTATATCAGATCAATTTAGAATATTGAACGCTGAGAGTTTTGTGAAAAATATCACTGGTGTGGCAAACACCAGTGACAAATACTATACTTTTATTGGACTTCCCAATAGCCTCGATGTTCGTGCTGGTGGAACTAGTACTTGGAACACAAATACTCCTGCTCCTTTAGATGGTTTTAGGGAAGAAAATCAAATAAAGGAAAGTATAATTGCGATGAAACAGATCACATCTCAGGATGTGAGAAGACTTGTTAGAAAAGTGCAGTGGGTTGCTGGAAATACCTACGAGATGTACAGGCATGATTATAATGTTTACAATCCAACTCCAGTTTCTAACTCCACATCTTTATACGAATCAGATTATTACATAGTAAATGAAGATTTTAGAGTTTATGTGTGTCTTCAAAATGGAACTGATCCAGAAAATCCAAAAGGAAGACCATCGTATGATCAACCAACATTTGTTGACTTAGAACCAAGAGCTGCGGGTACTTCTGGAGACGGATATATTTGGAAATATCTTTATACTATCAAACCTTCCGAAATTGTAAAATTTGATTCTATTGAATATATTCCAGTGCCAGAAAATTGGGGTACGACTGGAGAAAGTATATCTACTAAAAACAATGCAATTGATGGTAAGATTGAAATTGTACTTATTAATGATAGAGGAACAAATTATCAACCAATTTCTACATCATTCTCTAATGTACCTATTTTAGGTGATGGTTCTGGAGGAAAGGCGACAGTAACTATAGATTCTTTTGGAAAAGTTTCTGAAATTATCGTTACAGAAGGTGGATCTGGGTATACATATGGAACGGTTGAACTCTATCCAGGAGCACCAGGATCGGAGTCTGGCGGTCCAATTAACGCTCTAACCAATACTGGAGTCGGAACTACTTCTAGAGCGTCTTTCAACGTTATTATTCCACCGAAGGGCGGTCATGGATATGATGTTTATAGAGAGTTGGGAGTCTACAGAGTTCTTTTGTATTCCAGATTTGAAACTTTGGAAACAAACCCAGACGTAATACTTGGAAATGATTTTGCAAGAGTTGGGGTTATTAAAAATCCAACGGTTCCAAGTAGCACTACACAGGTTCTAGATTTATCTCTTGCTAGTGGATTGCAAGCTGTAAAATTGAGTGGGGTTACTACTAATACGACATATGGTGTTGACTCTATTATCAAACAAACTGTCGGACTGGGTTCTACTGCTATTGGATATGTAGCTTCTTGGGATAACATTACTGGAGTCCTTAAGTACTATCAACCAACTGGATTGGCTTCTAGTGAAACTGGATTCAAACTTTTGAAGTTTACTTCCCAACCAGATGTTGGTTATGGTACGACCATTGAATGTTCATCTATTGTTGGACCAGCCCTATCAATTGATACTAATTTTAATGGTATAACCACCACAATAAATAATAAGATATACCAGTTGGGCATTGATTTCGTATCCGGAATTGGATCTGCAGAATTCAATAAGAAATCTGGTGAAATCATCTACATAGATAACAGGGCACCGATTCCTAGATCAGCTAGCCAAAAAGAAGATATCAAAGTTGTACTGGAGTTCTAAATCAAAATGGCACAAAACACTAATCTAAATGCATCACCATATTTTGACGATTTTGACTCAACAAAAAATTATCATAGAGTGCTGTTTAAGCCAGGAATTCCAATTCAGGCTAGAGAATTAACCACCCTGCAATCAATATTACAGGACCAAGTAGAAAAGTTTGGTAAACACTTTTTTAAAGAAGGTTCCGTAGTAATACCAGGACAGTCTGCTTACGACACTGACTATTTCTATGTTCAGATAGATGCAAACCACCTAGGAATTCCAGTATCCCTGTATCTTCCCCAGTTAGTTGGAAAATATATTAAAGGCGAAAGTAGTGGTCTAACAGCTTTAGTTGAAAATTATATTACAGACGTTGATTCAGAAAATGGCAATTATACTTTATATGTAAAATATCAGAGTTCAAGCGACACTGATTTTACAAGTACAGAATTTTCTGATGGAGAAAATTTAGTACTACTTGATG